GATATAACTGTTAATGGTTCCGATGCCGGCAATAATATAAATGTAGCGTTTTCTGAAGGAATGACTTGTTTTTTTTATGATTATGACAAAACAAAACATAATATAAATCATAATTATTTCAAACTAAATTCAGTTATATCACAATCGTCGGTATTTGGGTTAGATTCCACAAAATATCCCACAATCGAAGAATTAAAAACAGCCAACCCTAAAATATATTTTCCTGACGATTTTAATTATTTTAGTTTTTTGGGAAATACATGGGATACTATATCCATGGATGATTTAATAAACACATTCGAAGAGTCAGAGGATCGAATAGTATCCAGCATAGGCAACATAGGAAGCAAACTTCCTGAAGAATTAAAATGTTTTAAAAATACAATAAATGATAGCAATATACTTGAAATTATAGCCTATCCATATACAGGTTATGGTAGTGTTACAACTGGACAAAATGGACAAATAACTGGTATATCGCTAACATATAGAAGTCCATTACATATGATTGACGATAATGTTGGATTTTGCTTTGATTATTTTAGAAAACTTCTTCCAAAAAACTACGGCAGTCCCGCTAGCGCGGCCCATAGTTTTGCAACATCACCAATTGTTACATTACACTCTATTGGACATTCTGATAAAATGAATGGGAATCCTTTTATATGGTTCATTAGTAGTGGGAATGGATTCGTAGGTTTAAAAGAAAACGGCGAAATATTTACAAGGGGTACTAGAACTAATGAAATGGACCATCTTGCAGTTCAAACTCATTGGAATGGAATATTCCCGCATACATTAATAGATTCAGATGCAGGATTAACATCATTCGCTTTTAAAGCTAAAAATACAAATTGGTATACAGAAAAACTTAAAACACACCAAATAGGAAATTATTGGCCACCCACACCATAATAATAACACAATGACACCAAATTCATCGAATCTTCCCAATAACCTAAAAGGTTCTCTTTCTTACGACACTCAAGTTCCGCAAATTATACCCGACACCAACAATTATCTTACATCAAATAGATTTGTTTTCAATATTAAAAGAATTCCCACATTAAATTATTTTTGTCAACGGGCAACTCTTCCTGGGATTCAATTTGGAACCAGTTTGCAAAGCGCCCAAACAGGAATTTCCCCCATTAGAAGACCCGGTACACAATATCAACAAGATGAACTAATTATTGGATTTTTGGTGGATGAAAATATAAAAAATTGGTTAGAAATCTTTAATTGGATGAAACAGGCAGGAAGTTATGATAAAACTTACGAAACATTAAAAGAAGAACATAAAGTTTCGGACGCATTTCTTGTTATCATGAATAGTGCAATGGCGCCAGTAGCTACTGTGACTTTTTATGACATATTTCCCGTTGAAATAAGCACTATAAATTTTGATTCTTCTGTATCAGATGCAGATCCTATACTGGCACAAGCCTCTTTTGCCTACAGTTGGTATGATATTAAAACTTCAGCTTGAATTTTTATAAATTTATGATATAATTTGGTATGCGAATAGAAGAAATACGTAAAATGATCGATGCAGATGTAAAAATAGATCAATCTGCATTGAATGAAGAGGCATCTCGGAATCCTCAACTTCATAACAAATATTTGTGTTTATATACTGATGAGAAACTTGTTCTGGCAAAATTAGAAAACGATCTAAGAATCCTGCTACGAGATAAATGGTTGTATTATTCTGGAAAGATGTCTGAAGAACAACTAAAAGATAAAGGATGGGAACAATTTGATTTAAATCTTCTTAAAACTGATTTGGATCGATTTATTCATGCAGACAACGATGTTATTCAATTAGAATCTAAATGCCTAATGCAAAGAGAAAAGGTAAATTATCTAGAACAAGTAGTTAAATTAATATCAAATAAAATTTGGAATATCCGAGCTGCATTAGATTGGATACGATTTACTCAAGGAATATGATTCGGATCACTGAAATAGATTCCGTATATCTCCAAGTAGAGTGTGAACGGGGAATAGCCAAAGAACTTAGTTCGTATTTCACGTTTCGAGTTCCAAATTTTCAATATACTCCTGCATACAAAAATAGATTATGGGACGGTAAAATAAGACTGTTCAACATGATCAATGGATATTTGTATCGTGGTTTATTGGATCATCTTTTGTTGTTCTTGCAAGAAAGAAACTATAGTGCTGAATTTTATCCAAAATATGAAAAAAATCCTCCAACAGACAAAGAATTAGAAGACTTCATGGACGATTTGTCTGTGTATTCAAATAAACAAAGTATATCACTACACAATCATCAACGGTTAGCAATAAAGCAGGCACTAACAGATAAACGAGTATTATTGTTATCTCCTACTGGTAGTGGAAAATCACTAATTATATACAGTTTGATCCAGTATTTATTATCTAAAATTCCTACTGATAAAAAAATTCTAATAATTGTTCCTAATACAGGATTGGTTGCACAAATGTTACATGATTTTCAAGAATATTCTAGTTCTTCTGTTAATCCATATCATGCAATTTATTCTGGTCAGTCTAAAGAAACTACAAAAAGAATTGTTATCTCTACCTGGCAAAGTCTATATAAAGAACCAGAAAATTATTTTTCTAAATTTGGTGTTGTGTTTGGGGATGAATGTCATTTATTCAAAGCAAAGTCATTGACTGCAATAATGACTAAATTGAAAGATTGTCCGTATCGAATAGGAACAACTGGAACCCTAGACGGCACAGATACTCATAGATTGGTAATTGAGGGATTGTTCGGCAAGATATTTTCTGTTACAACAACAAAAGAACTTATAGATTCTGATTTATTGAGTAAACTGAAAATAGAATGTTTAATTTTACAATATCCTTCTAAAAATATAGAAGAAATCAAAAAAGCAAAATATCAGGAAGAAATAGATTGGTTGGTTGCAAACGATAAAAGAAATAAATTTATTTCTGGTTTAGCAAAATCTACAAAGGGAAACACTCTTGTGTTATTCAATTATGTGGAAAAACATGGAATTCCTTTGTTTGAGATGTTAAAGACCTGTGATAAAAAAACTTATCTCATTTACGGTGGCACTGACATCGAAGACAGAGAAAAAATCAGACAGATTTTAAACTCTGAAGAAAATTGCATTCTTGTAGCATCTTACGGTACTTGTTCTACCGGAATCAATATCAAGAATATAAAAAACATCATCTTTAGCAGTCCTTCAAAATCAGTTATCAGAGTGTTACAGTCTATTGGAAGAGGACTTCGCAAGGCTGAAAATAAAGATGAAGTTACAGTATATGATATTGGTGATGATTTGCACTGGAAACGATATCGTAATCATGCACTTCGTCATCTAGACGAACGGATACTTATATATAATAGAGAGAAGTTTATACACAACAAGCGATTCATTCGCTTAGGAGGTCTTTAATGAAGTCAGAAATATGCCTACTGTTTAAACTAAAAAGTGGCGAAGAAGTAATTGCTCACGTAATTAAAAAAACAAAATTAAAATACACTGTAAAAGATCCATATATCTTTAAAATGTCCACGGTTGTACATCCAGTAACCGCACAGGCCCATGAAATTATGACTATTCACGACTGGATGAAACTAACAGAAACTAAAATAACTGATATTCCAACAGATCATATAGTTTCTTCTGTTGTTCCTTCTGCAGAAACACAGAATATCTACACACAAGAACTAAAAAATAAAGACAAGAAAAAACCACTTTCTTATCCCAAAAATCCAAAAAAAGATCACAAACAATCCTCTATTGAATTGAGAAAACCAGAGCAGATTTCAGACGAAGAAATGCAAAAAATTCTAAAAGAAATGTTTGGAACGATGTTTGAAGTGCCAGGCACCGTAGGCGCCGCCTATCCCATTGAAACTACTCCCGAAGAATTCAACAAAAATCCAATGGATTTATATAATGAACTTTTTCCACCAAAGGATAAAACAAAATCTAAAAGTATTCCAATGATTCAAATGAGTTTATTGTTTCCCCCAGAAGTAATGATCGATCTGATGGAATCCGGATTAATTAACGTTAACGATGTAAATAAAATTGCTAAAGAAGTCAAACGAAAGCTCAAGTGGACTGGAGACGAGAGACACAGAGAAGACTTTGGAAATAAATCAACAGATTGGAATTCTAACCCAAGTAGTGACGATTATAATTAAGCTTTGGGCCAAAAGAACATTGAAAACCTACACAGAGGATTGTAAAGAAGTTGGTTGAAAGTGTCAAGCAGATGCTTGAAAGAATCTTGAATTTTGTTATACTATTCATATGAATGAATTCCAACCCGATAAAAAAATAAAACAATACATAAACAATGATCAATTTTTAAAAGCTATGATTGCTTGGAAAAAACAATTAAGAGAGGCAGAAGATTGTGGGGAAAAAGCACCACCAGTCACAGACTATATTGCAGAATGTTTTCTAAAAATAGCAGAACATCTTTCATATCGTCCTAATTTTATGAATTATCCATTTCGAGAGGAAATGGTAGGAGACGGAATAGAAAATTGTTTATTATATGCTCATAACTTCAATCCAAGAAAATCTAAAAATCCATTTTCATATTTTACACAAATTATATATTTTGCATTTCTAAGAAGAATAGAAAAAGAGAAAAAACAGGCTTATATCAAATACAATTATATGAAAATGCATGATAAAGATGGATTATTGACAAAATGGATAAAGGATAAAGATTATCAAGAATACAATGAAGAATACACATTCAAATTATTATCAGATCAAGATATAGAAAAAAAAGAATCTAAATCTAAAAAAAAGAAAAACAAAAAGAAAAAGAAAAAGAAAAAAAACTTATTTGAAGACTAATTGTAAATCATGAAAATAGCAATAATAAATGATACCCATTTTGGGATAAGAAATGATTCTGCTTTATTTTTGGAAAAAAGTTTAATTTATTTTGAAACTAATTTTTTTCCTGAATTGAAAAAAAGAGGAATAACAAATATTATTCATCTTGGTGATTTTTTTGACAGAAGAAAATATATAAATTTTAATACTCTAAAACAAGTAAGAAAAAGATTTTTAGAACAAATTGAAAATGATTATAAATTTCATATTATTATAGGAAATCACGATACTTATTTTAAAAACAC